TAATGTTGTCAAAAAACACCGGCACTGCGGGGGACAGTGAATTGAAAGCAGTTAGAAGGGGCTGCTCGACTGCAGCGCGGATGGCTTGGTAGTTCATCGCGGAAACTTTTCAAACGCTTTTTTCATTGCTACGCTAATAGTACGGTCAATAAAACCGCCGTCAAGGTAGTTGTCGTACCAGTCCAAAGGCGCTGTGCGTGAGTTCGGGCCTTCATCGTCGTTTGCGCCGCTTAAATTACCTCGAATGCTAGAGCGCCTATCACCGAATTTGACTTTTTCTGGGTCCACACTTTCCTGCAACGGCACTGGAAATCGTTCAGGCCGTGTAAAGGTGTCTGGTGTATAGTCAATGGCACTTCCTGCGTAACTTGCAATGTTGTAAATAGTGTATTTAACTTCTGGTTTTGTATAAACCTCTGCGCCACTCAAAAGAGGGGCTTTGACTGGTTGAGGTAAACCTCGCCTCCTGTTAACGGGTGAGCGAGACCCGCCAGAAGTTTCGATGACCCAAGAATTCGCAAATCTGCCTGTCCATAGCGGACCAGCCTTTTGTAGGTCAGAAACAACTTCTTCTGCCGCTTTGCGTAAGTCCTGTGTAAAAAACCCATTAACCCAACGATCAAGCCTTTCAGGGAAACTCCGTAAACGTGCCATTATTGGGGCCTCGCTATGGCGGTGTGGAAGATGGCTTTGGTGCCACGTTCTGTAACAATGTTAAGGAGTTTTGCTTCGCGGGTCTCGCCTGCCTGCGTGTACTGGATCCTGTCAGCTGTTGTTGGGTAGTAGTCGCCAAGTTCCTCCGCACCAAACATCACCTTTAGGTCGGTGGTTTGATACACTCCGTCATATTCCTTGGGGCTCACGTTCATAAGCACGGCCTTCATCGTCACTTCCCCCTGGGACGTAAATACCTTGCCGGTAATTGGGTTGTAGGTCGCAGGCAGGCTTACTTTGATGTAGGTGATGTCTTGGCCCCAGTCGGCCATCAACCGTGCTGGAATTGCACCGAAAATATCGTCGATTAGTGCCATATCAACCTCGCTCCAGTCTTACGGCGTAGTTGCCTGCGCCTGTTTTGGTGTAGGGGCCGAGGTAGCTCGTTACCCAAGGGAATACATCGAGGATGGTGTTGACCATGCCTGGGTTAAGGGAGTTTTCGTTGTACTTAACCTCAAGATCACCAAGCTTAACCTCTTGATAAGTTCCGTCGGTGCCTTTGCTACCGGTTAAGGCGGTGGTGTTGTTGGCTAGAGCACGCGCCAGCTCGAAAGTGCCGACTTTGACTTCGTCGGGGATTAGCGTGCAGGCCAGCTCGACTCCGTCCACCTTGTGGTCTTTACGCGGCCACTTAAGGGCTTGGGTGGTAGTGCAGCGTTTCCCGTAAAACTCAAAATCATCGATAAAACGAGTAGCGGAGATAAGTGAACGGTTCTTTTGATCGTCAGTTTTGTTGGCCCAGTTCGAGTCATCTGGTGTCGTCTCGAAATAGGCGTCCGCTTCGGCCAGCGTCACGTAGCTGTTGGCCGATGCTCCCTCAAGAGTGGCGTCGATTGTTGCGGCCACGGCTTAATACAACCTTTTCCTTAGTTTAGCTTTGGTGCGTCTACTTGGTTTGGGTAGCACTGTTGCGTGGTACACCGTCGCTCCAGACAGCTCGATCTGTGCTTGGTAATCCGTCAGTTCGTTGGCGGGGATGTCGATGAATGTTTTTGTATTATTCTTAAGGATGAAAAGTCGCGCCATTTCCATGCCGGTTCGCAAGAGTGAGTACACCGCTAGCAGCGTAAAGAAGGTTTCGGAACCTGTGGGTGAGAAACCGCGCAAGTTTGCTGATGTGGTCAAGGAGATCCGCAAACTAAGAGAAAAAGGCAAGACTGTGCCGCAGATTGCCGAGGAACTCATGATGAGCTACACGGTAGTTAATCAAGTTGTGTTGCGCTCCTACAAAATGGTGGCGCGTACTCAAGAGGTGTTTGAGCGGCAGGAGCAGATGCGCCTCGCTGACGGCTGAACATGAAAAAGCCCCCTTGCGGGGGCTCTTCTTCTCTCGGCGTACCAGAGCTTATCAGGAATAAGCGGTGGTGTCGAATGGGGTGTTGACCAGCAGACGCACGATCGGCACCATCTTGGTGGTGGCGAAAACCAGGTTCCAGCTGCTGGTGTTGCCCAGGTTGCCGGAAGTGGCGGCGTTGGTTGGGTTGTCGCCAGCGGCGGCCCACTTGGTGCCGGTGATGTGGAAACCGTAGTGGTAGTCCACAGCCAGCACGTCCTGCATGGACAGGATGTTGCGGTCGGCGGCCAAGCGCAGATCCTGTTGGATGCCCTCGGAAACAACGCCAGACTTGAACATGTAGACGGGGTACTTCACCTTGTGGGTGGCGGTGCCACCGGTCAGGTAGGACAGCTGGTCGTCAATCACGACGCGCAGTCCGGCGAAGGTGGCGACTTCAGGGTTGCCGACACCAACACCACCACCGCCCCAGGTCACTGCGCCAGAAGCGGCCAGTGTTGAGGTGCTGAACACCAGCATTCCGATCTGTTGCAGGTAGTAAGCAACAGAGGAATGCATTGCGATCGTGTCGATCTCTTCGCCACGCTCGCCCAGCAGGTTCTTGGCTTCAAGAACGTTGCCAACAGAAATGTAGTTGGCTTCGGTGGGGTTCGTACCAGCGATAGAAGCGTCGTACTGGTTGGGTCCGAGGACGCCAGCAGCGGTGATTCCACCGAACAGACCCAGCAGGTGAGACTTCAGGGTGGAAGTCTTCAGCTTGTTGATCGCAGCGGTCAGCTGGTTGCGGACGTGAGCCAGAGGATCAGCGCCGGAACCCAGCTTGCTCAGGTCATCAGCGGCATAGCTGAAACCACGGTGCAGCAGAGTCATGATCTGCTCGTCAGCGGAGGTGCCCTGAGGGGTCAGGTAGCCTGCGCCAGAGGTGCCCCAGGTGGCCGCAGAGGTGATCTGCTCCTCGGTGGGGTTGATGGGGTCATGGAACGGTACGCGCACGCGGGTGCCGCCTGCACGGGCGTCCAGAGCAGCATTACGCTGGATGATGCCGCTTTGAACCCACTTGGATTGCTCGAAAATACCCTCAGCGGTGTACTGAAGGAATTCCGGGCGCGTAATCAGATCCGACAGAAATGTTCCGCCGGAATAATTCTCAGAGATGGCAGCCATTTTGGGCTCCTAAAAACAGGTTTACGGGACGCCCCACTGGGACTAGCGACCGGCCTCAGCTTTAAGAATCCGAGCCTTATCAGGATCCTTAGCAAGAAGAATCATCTGCTCGGTAATGTTAAAGCTGTCCTTCAACCACGGGTTGCTTTGGCCAGGTAGGGAGGTGGCGCGGGCACTGCCCGTAACACCCATACCAGCAGTGTTACTAGCCGCAAAATGATGCTCGTAACCGCTACCGGGATTTTTTAGGTTGGCCACATATTCGGCCACGGGAGTCTCGACGCCGCCGACTACAGCCACAGGCTGTCCGTCTTTGTTACGAAGATTGTCCTCTACTAAACGATACAGCTGATCCGGTGAAAGCGCACCAGCTGTTGATAACTGAGAAAGCGTTGATGCTCGCAGTTGTTCTTTGCTGTAACCCTGCTTCATTTGGTCGATTTCAGCTTCTTTTTCAGTGATTGATTGCTTCAAAGAAGAGATTGTAGTTTGAGCGTCGTCCCAGAGCGTTTTGTACTCGCCTGATTCGGCCAGTCGTGCTTCTTCGGCTTGCTTTTTGGCAGCCTCGATCTCGTTCAGCTGTTGCTGCAGCTTTTCGCGGTTTTCTTTGTCTTTGCGGCGCTCGCTGATTAGCTCTGAGTTTTTGGACTTCAGTGCTTCAAGCTGAGCTTGTAGGTCTTCACCGTTAGCCACAGGCTTGGCAGCCTCGGTCTCCACAGGAGACGGTACTTGCTGTTCTTCAGACACGGGAAAATTAGATTAGACGGTACTATTCTACAGCTGTGTCGTCAACTACATCAATGGGCGCTGGTGTTGGCTCTGGTTCGGTAATTTTTGCGGCCTCTTCTTTGATGTCCATGTCGTCAGGCAAAATCTCGCCACGACGCAACACTTCAAGCAACATTTCGTTACTGATCTTACCGTTGGTGTTAAGATCGCTTAACACTGCCACGTCTTGGCCAATCAGGCGGTAGTAGTCGAAGTCACGATCCACGCGGATTTCAGGTGGTTCGATGCCGACGTACTTGGCGGCTAGGCCGTAAGCCTGATTTAGTGCGCTTTCCAGTTCTTGACTGATGATCGACAGCACTGAGTTGCTTTGGGCTTGGTCGATACGCTTGGCCTCGGCAGATTCTGCAACAAACTTCTGGCCGAACAGCTTGGTTACGCCGAGTGTGGACATCTGGCCTTCCAGTGACTGCAGCTCTTGCATCTGTGCATCGAAACTTGTCGCGTCTGCCTGCACGTAGTACGCCTTGTTGCCGGGCGTCATCGCAATCGCGTAGTTCACACCCATTGACGCACCACTCAATGCGTCGTCCCAGCCCTCTAACACCAATGTGGGCATTGCGGCGATGTGCAGTGCGTGGATTAGGTCGGCTTGTCGTTGGTAGTGGGTGATGTTGAGGTTGGCGATGTCGAGCAGTGGCGGTTGAGAGCGCAACATGCCCCGGCGGTTGCTGTAAATGGGCACCACTGGAATTTCGTCCAGGCTGAAGCCCCCGGTTTGGGAAAATTCGACGATGTCTTCGCCCAGCGTGTACAAGTCATAGCGGCCTGGGTAGATGACACGCATCTGCTCCACCTGTTCTTCACCAAAGTCGTTCAGGGGGCGGGTGGCGTATTCGTGGATTCGGACTTGCGTGAGGGGACTGCCGGGCATTGTGTAGTCTGCCTGACGCCATCCCCAGATTTGTGCGGCGTCCACATGCACGAAATAGGGGCGTCGTCCCATCGCGCGTTCCTCAGCCAGGTTTCGGGCACCTGTGGCAGCAGGGTAGTCAACCAAAATTGCGCTATGGCCGTAGGTAAGACTGCTGACCAGAGCGCGACGGGCATACTCATTGATGTTTGAGCCGATGCCATCTATATTGTCACTTAGCTCGATCCAGTAATCGTCGCCTTCGATGTGGATCGGTTTGCGGAGAATCGCACCAGCGGCAGTTTCGATTAGGCGGCTGGTGTATGGGGAGAGGACTGAGCGGTCGATGCGCGTTTGGTAGGCGTCATCGTCTTCTCTGGGTTCCTGTGGTAGAAATGTTTCGCTTAGGTCGCGGATGTAGTTGGTGCCACGGGTGACGGCAGCCATGATCTGCCAGTCCGGCATCATGGCGATGACTTCTAGGTCGCGGACAAACGGCGATTCGCTGACCGACGCACCAGTGGGTGGGATGTTTGCGCTGTAAACCACGGTCAGTTGCCTACTTTATTGTCATTTTGGCAGATACTCACCACTTCGTATCGCCGCGATGTTCAATCATCGTCCTCCACCTCAATCATGACCTCTATACCTGACCCTAGCCGTACCATTAAACCCGCAAAGTCTTCGGGGTCTTGTGGTGTCATGAAGGCGAAGGTTGCTTCAGTCATGCGGCTTTCGGCGTCTACTTCCATGTGGGTGCAGAAGCCTTGAACGATGCGAGTGCCCATTATTTTTTCTTAGGTTTCTTTTTGGCGGTTTTGGCGGCTGCCTTGAAGTTCTCGGCGGTTGGTGCGCCTTTTGATCCGGGCTTACGCATCTTCTCGCCAGATCCTGCAGCGATGCGCTTACGCTTCGTTTGAATGTTGTCGTAGAGACCGCGCTTTTTAGGCATGGACCTGGCTACTTACAGCCCAATTCTACTTCTTTTTGGTGCCCTTGCCTTTGGGCTTTTTCTTACCGCCGTGGCCGTAATGTCCGGGCATTAAAGTTAGAGCATCTACCACACACGATACTGCGTTCCACCGATATTTTCGGGTTTTGCAAGGTTGAAGACTTGTAGGCAAAGGTAGCCGAGTGCGTCGAAGGAGTGGTCAACGCCAAGGTTTTTGTTGGGGAGGCCGGTGCCTGGGGCGTAGGTCAGCGTGCGGAGTGCTTTTATTAAATCTTTACAACGGGGGTGGATGAACATGCGGCGCGTTCCAGTTGCGTCGAGGAGTGCGGTGTTGACGCAGGTGATCTTGTCGCGGATCTTCCACGGGGCGCGTGGGGTGGAGACGGTGAAGCCGGATTTGCGGAGGATGCTGTGGTCGGTGGTGCCGACGCCTTGGGTTTTGCGGGCACCGCCAGTGGGGTCGGGGCAGCTGATGATGCGACGATCCACGCCGTAGCGGTTTTGTACTTCTTCACAGAAGTCCCATGTAGTAGCGCCGCCGGTCATCACGATTTCGTCGAATACCCAGAGGACGTCGCCTTTTTTGACGGCGCAGATGCCGGTCATTGGATCGACGTTGAAGTCAACGCCGAGTAGTAGCGGCAGGACTGGTAAGTCTTTCACATCTTTTGAGATGTTTGCATCAGAAAAACTTATGGCTACGAGGCCGCTGAGGTTTTCGAAGGATGCTTCAAATTCTTGGCGGAATGTGCGTTCGTCGAGTTGTGCGCGTGCGGCCTCTATTTCTTGGGGTGGGACGTTGCCGCCTTGGATGGTGGTAAAGCACCAGCGTTGCCAGTCGCCGGTCTTGTCCTCTGGGACGTAGCACCACATGTCGTAGAACCAGCTCGCCGTTCCATCCGGTGTGCTGATGAACAGTGCCCAGCCTTGTTTGTCGGCCAGTGCGGGACGTATGACCTCGAACCAGACGCCAGGTTCCATGAACGCGGCTTCGTCGAGGACGACGCCAGACAGGCTGCGGCCACGTAGGGCCATTGCGTTCTCGGTGCCTTTGAGTTCGATGGTGGCGCCGTTGACAAGTTCGATTTTGAGGTCGGTTTCGTTCTTGCTACGTACCAGTGATGGTGGGATGATCTTTTTGAGGACTTTCCAGGCGATGTCCTTCGCCATGCGGTAGGTGGGAGCGCAGTAGAAGAAGGTTTCGCCGGGTGAGTTGGCGGCTTTTTGTAGTAGTTCGATGCAGGCGAGGTAGCTTTTGCCGAAACGGCGGCCTGCGACGAGTACGCGAAAGCGTTTCGGGCTAGTAAATACCTCGTATTGCGCTTGTCTTAGGTTGATGTCAATCGGCTTCGGCATTTTCGGTCTCGGTTACGTCGATTGGGGGTAGTTGGACGGCTTCCGAACCAGCGATTGGGGCCGGTGGTTCGACGCGAACGCGGATTTCGGGCAGCGATTCGGTGGCGGTGGGTTCGTCGCAGCCGATTTGACGTGCCAGGGAGTCGAGAACTTGGGCGGCGGTGTTCATTTGGCCGCGTTTTAAGGCGGCGTTAAGGACTTTTTGCCGCATGGAGAAGATGCGGGCTGCGTAGGTCTCGCGCTCTTGCGCAAAATCTTGGTCGTTAAGTTTTGTGACTTCACGCCAGTCGCGCCAGGCCGTTTCTTCGCTGATTTGCTCTTTGCTGGCGTGGTCGAGGACCAGCTGTTTGGCTGGTAGTCCTTCGAGTTGGCGCAGGTACAGGCGCTTGACCCGCTCGTTTTTGCGAAACGCGGTACGAGTGATCTTTGGCGCGTGTTTGTTCTCTTTGGGTTCTTCGTTAGGCCCCACAGAGGCGTCTTTTTCTTGCACGAGATTCACAGAATCTTACTTAAAGAATAACAACGTTCCAGCCAACATGCCGGGTGCTGGTATTTTTCACCACAGCGGCTGTGCTACATAAGAAACTTGACCCCTGCCCCCTATTACAGTAGAATTTTTGTGTGATGTTCGTGGAGGTTCCCTAACTCCGTGTGGCTGTTGTGCGCGGCCGAACCCTGCCCCCTGTTGCGACCGGCTCGCAATAGCGCTGGTCTGGCGGACGCGGCGCTGTTGCGAACGGTTCTCAGCTGATTTCTTTATACTTAAGCGACTGCTAATCTCCGACGAATTGTTGAGCGTGAGACTCCGAAGATGTCGGCGAGTTGTTGTTGCGAATAGCTCTTTGTTTTATACATTCTTTTAACTTTGGTGTGTTGAGATTCAGTTAGCCAAAAGAGAAAAATAATTGGAAGAGTGATGCAAACGAGAAGGACTGCGAAGGTTGAGGTGAACATTAATTTTTGGGGAACCGGTTGTTGGTGGTGTTGTCCGGTTCT